AAATTACTCTGTTAGCCGGGGAACCACCTGGGAAGAAACTCCTGTTGTCTCTATGACCAATGGCGAGAAGAGTAGCAGCAAGCAACTGCGAGAGCATTACACATGGTTTGACCGCTTCGATAAAATTATCTACTTCGCGGATCAGGATGATGCAGGCCAAGAGGCTATTGCTGGAATTATTAAGTCATTGCCGCAGAACAAGGTGTTTATTGCAAAGTTTAATGCCAAGGATGTTAACGAGCTACTTTCTAAGGGCCGTGAGGGTGAGATTGTTTCTGCATTCTTTAACGCAAAGAAGTATGTCCCTAATGGCATTGTCGGCAGCGGGGAAGTTTACGATAAGATTTTGCAAGATGCAATGACGCCTAAGCTTGAGTTTCCTCCGTTTATGCGGGCACTCAACGAGCTTACAGGCGGTGGGATTTCAACGGCGTCTGCTTGTGCAATTTCAGCATCCACCGGACTTGCAAAGTCCACCATCATTAACGAGGCGGTGTATTTCTGGTTATTCAACAGCCCACACAAGATTGGCGCTGTGTCGATGGAGCAAAGCAGTGCCCAGTATGGTGAGCTTATGCTTTCACGGCATTGTGGTAAGAAAATTGGTAAGATGAAGCCGGAGGAGAAGCTGACTTATCTGCGAAGCGATTATGTGCTTACTAAGCAGCGTGAGTTGTTCTTTACGGCTGATGGAAGTCACCGATGGCACATTCTTGATGAGCGTGACGACTCGATTGAGGGCTTGCAGGCAAAGATTATGGAATTAATTGTTGCTTGTGAGTGCCGCGTTGTCGTCCTTGACACACTTTCCGACATTTTGGACAACACCTCTATTGACGTTCAGCAGGGATTTACAAAGTGGATTAAGAGCGTGATGCTGAAGCACGGCACAATCTTTTTGCTGATTTGCCATCAGCGTAAGGCTGCAAGTGGTCAAAAGGATGGTAGTAATGGTGCAATGGGTGACGAGAGCAGCGTCCAGGGGTCATCAACAATCGTTAAGTCAGTTGCACTAAATATTATGCTGGCACGAAATAAATTGTCGGAAGATCCTTTTGAGCGCAACGTGACGACAGTGGCGCTGACTAAAAATCGGACGGGAAGTGAAACTTCTAATGATGCTTGCAAGATTTATTATTCGTCAGAGGAACACAAGCTGTACGCACTTGAAGATTGGCTTGAGGCTAACCCAGCAGTTTTTTAATAGTTGATTGAAGTTAAATAAAAGAGCCGCCATAGAGCGGCTTTTTCATGGACATAAATCGCACTAATGAGAATCTTTCGTGTACAATGTCGGTCTAACAAGGAGAAAACATGAAGGAATTAGTGGGCTGGTGCCTGGACATCGAGGCTGATTCACTTTACCTACAAAGCACAAAAATTTGGTACATGAACCTGTCCAGCTTGGACGGACAACGCACCCTTCGTCTGAAGCCATTTGAGATGACCAAGCAAGCGTTTTACGATGAGTACATGGAATGGGTGTACAGCTTCCCTGATGGCGCTCTCGTAGTGTTTCATGCTGGCCTTTCGTATGATGCATGGGTAATTTGGAAGCTGCAGGATGTGGTTCCGCGAGTAGGTAAGAACGGGAAAGACTGGATCGAGGATAAGCACGTACAGTTCTGTGATACATACGTGCTGTCAATGTTCCTGACGCCAGATAAGGTGAAGCATTCTCTTGCATACCTATCCAGTGGCAGCGAAGATGAGAAGATGGATTTCCGCGCCAATCTCATAGAGTCTGGTGCATTGTCAAAGGATGCTCCAAAAGGCGCTGAGTTCCAGCAATGGCACCCACTGATGGCAGACTACTGCGACGATGATGTGAAGGCTACAATCGGTGTTTTCAAACGTCTGTGGGCCTTGGCAATTGAGATGTATGGTGAGAAAAAATGGATGCATCCCAGCTTCCGGCAGATTCAGAAGGATTACTGGCTGTACTCTGCACAGGCTTTTACGGGTGCCTTGTTCAATCAAGATAAGGCCAAGGCTTTGTCTGAGTACGTCAAGATTGAGATGGCTAAAATTAAGGATGAAGTAGACCCAAAGCTGCCTCCCAGGCCACTTAAAACGGTCGAGCAAGCGTTGTACAAATTTCCCGCAAAGCCTTTTACAAAAGCTGGCGAGTGGTCTGCTGCAATGACCAAGTGGCTTGAGAAGCACAGTGCCACGATTGACAGTGAAAACTTTATCACCGCACACGGTGTGCGTCAAAAGCTAGTACCCAATGACATTCTAGATGTTAAACTTCCAATGGAAATTGACGACAATATAGAGTTAAAAAATTGGTTTATGGAGAATGGTTGGGTGGCTTCAGATGGTTTCTGGAATGTCAAGAAAGACCCAGCCACAGGTAAGCCGATGCGCGATGACAAAGGCAAATTGATACAGACAACACCGAAGATTCAGAACCAAGGGAAGATTTGTCCAAACTTGCTGAAGCTGGAGGGTGAGATTCCTGCCAAAGTTGTCAAGTTCTTGTCCTACCGTAATCGTCTTGGCGTCGTGACAGGGTGGCTAAATAATTGGAGGATGGAGTTTGACAGTAGATTGAGCGCAGAGATTAGTGGTTATGCGCCTACCTCCAGGGTGAAGCACCGCACTCTGGTAAACTGTCCAAAGGCTGCAGACGATATTCTGCTTGGGTCTGAGATGCGGGATTTGTTTTATGTGCCGGAAGGGTTTTGGTATGTTGGAACGGATGCCGCTGCTCTTGAAAATCGGACGCTCTCACATCACACCTTTAAGTACGATGGAGGAAAGTTCGCAAAGATGCAGCTAGAGGGTGATCCGCATAGTTTCAATGCTTTTGCATTTTTCCCTAAGTTGAATAGTCAGTTTGATATTGCTAACCCTTTAAACAAAGAAGACCCGTTGTTTAAGCCTTGGAGAAATAAAGCTAAGACAGGGGCGTACCTATTAGCTTTTGGTGGTGGCGCACCTAAACTTGCGTCAAGCCTTGGCTTATCAACTAAAGATGGTAAGAAAGCTTTTGATAGCTATTGGGAAATGAATGAGGGTCTTGGTTTGCTTAAGAAAGCCGTGGAGGGATACTACACAACCACTGGCAAGAATAAATACATACCGGGTGTTGATGGTAGGGTTGTTTCGGTGAGGGGCAAGAATGTTCTACTGTCATGCTTAGGACAGGGTACAGGTGCAGTTGCGATGTCGTATGCAGCCTGCTTCATGGATACATGGCTAGGAGATTTACACTTGGACAAGATGGGACGACCACATTACATCTACAAGGGCAGATATGTGGCACGTATCAGCATGGTGCATGATGAGTTTTCCTGGCAAGTCGAGGATGGCGTTGAGGATGATATTGTCTACCTCACGGCAGAGTCAATACGCAAGGCTGGAAGAGCATTGAAGTTGGCGCTGCCCCTTGAAGGTGAAGGCAAGAAGAGTTTTGAGGGAAGTTGGAGAGACACTCACTAAGTGGTTGGTCTATGCGCCATTATTAATAGAAAGAAACTTTATGATTTATTTTTGTATTTTCGTACTTGCAGTTTCAGGCGCAAGCCTTTTTAGTGAGATCAACTTTAGAACAGAAGAGAGTGGGTTTAGACCAATCGTTGATTTTGTCGTAGCGTTTTACGCTGTTGTAATGATTGCTATGTTGATGTAAAAGGGCTTTATGATTTATTTTAATTTACTTGTGATATCTGCCGTCATATCTCACTTGGTGTACCAAACGGTTTATCAAGCCAGTTCCTACGGTTTTTACTCCGTCATAGTTATTGTGACGGCATTTTTTGACTTATCTAAGATAGTATTCGCATGAGTTGGAGACTAGCGTGGGCCATCTTTGCAGACTCCTACGATGAGCCTACAACTGTCGAAGGAGTGTCGCGGTGGATGTAGTAAGGTGGGGAAAGCCCTCTAACGCCTTCCAGGCAACCTTGCGTCCTGCCGCTACAAAAGATTTTGAGAAGCTTGTAGAAGTGTGCCTGTCAGCCCTAATTGCCGATGAAGTTGATGTACTGATTTCTTTTGCATACACCATGAAGTTTCCAGAAGACTTCCCTCGCGGCATCTGCATGAGCAAAGAGAGTAACGGCAGCAATGTCCACAGGATCAAGGCCAAGAGGTTGCTTGTGTGGCTCAATGAGAATGGCTACACAGCAGCTACAGTGGAGATGTTGGGGATTCAGAAGAGGTTGTTTGCGGAAAATTTTAAAAAGTCATCCAACTTATTTTGAAAATTGTTCTTAGTAATGAGAAATTTGTGTAATAATGCAGACTGAGAAGGTTTTATGAAAATAACGAACAAAGCAGGCGTGTCTGTAGAGGTAGATGAAAAGAGAGGCTTACTCATTAACGGTAAGCCACCAGAGATTGTTACGGCGCTGGGTGACGACTGGTACAGGGCCAGCAGCATCTTCTGCCGTGGCAAACGCCCCAGGAAAGTTATTGGTATGCGTAAGCGCAAGAAAGCTTTGATGTCAGCAGTTAAACGGTATAGGTTTTCATTTAATTTTAAGCAGGAAGATTAGTATGACAATCCAACGCAAGCGTAGTAGTTTTAATGACCGGATTAAGCTGGCTAATGAACGCAAGCAGTGGATCGAGGAAAACCGTAGAATTTATCAGATGGAGCGAGAGGCAAATACTGCATTTTCTAAGAAGCGTAAACGCTTTTATGCTCGTAGCCTAGTAGCTGCGAGTAGTGTTTAACAATGTATTTAATTTAAGGAAAAAAAATCATGTCAAATAAGCAATCAATGTCAGGTCAGGTTATCGAGAGTGTCTTGGCTGAAGAAGAGAAGCCTGTAGTGTTTATTCCACTTACAATCACAACGACGATTTGTGTCCCCACCAGTTATCTTGATGATATTGAAAGCAACACTAAAGTTATTCGGGCGGGAGTAGAAAATCTTGCTTTGCTGTTTGGCGGTGCTGTCTTTTCAGTTGATATCAAGTAGGTGGGGCAGAGCAAGAGTAGAAGCTGGAAGGAAGCATCGACAAATATTGCGATAGGTTATGTAGTCAACTTTATCGCAAACCTTATAGTATTTCCAGCATTTGGCTACGAAATTTCCATTGCTGATAATATCGTTATTGGATTGGTATTTACAGTGATTAGTGTTTGTCGGCAATACATTGTTCGACGCTTATTTAACAAAGGGGACTAGGTGGTTAAAAAACTTATTGGAATTACGGGCTGTGCTGGCTCTGGGAAAGACACGGTTGCCGCTTATCTGAAGTCGAACTATAACTTTGACTCAGTAGCTTTTGCAGAGCCAATTCGAGATGGCATGAGGGCGATGTTTGGGCTTGAAGATAAGCACTTTCAGCACCCTGAAAAAGAAACTGTGTTGCAAGAGTTTGGGAAGAGTCCAAGGCAGATGATGCAGACGCTGGGTACGCAGTATGGTCGAGAGTGTGTCAACAAAGACCTCTGGCTTATTCTTGCAGGCAAGAAGATTGCCAAGCACTACTTAGACGGCTTTAACGTGGCCCTGACAGACGTAAGGTTTGATAACGAAGCTGAGTATGTCCGTAACGCTGGCGGCGTTGTATGGCACGTTAGTAGGGCTGTAGCAGGCACCCCTCACATCCATGCAAGTGAGGCTGGTGTGGCATTCATCCAAGGTGATGAAGTGATTGACAATAACGGCACACTGTACGGCCTTTATTTGCAGGTAAATGAGTTATTGAATAGCAACGAAGAAAAAGGATAATCCACAATGAGTATGATGACACAAATGATGCTGCTGTACGGCATTCAAAAAGAATTTCAAGAAGCCTGGATGGCAATGTGGAAACTAAATTGCAAGAAGAACAAGTAGTTTGTGTTCAGTCTGTTCGTGGTGGCTTTGTAGCTCCAGCAGCAGATCAGGATGAGCGGCCTGAAGTGATCTACAGGCCGTTAGAAGAGATAGTTGTAGGGTTGAGGGCGCTAATAGTTCCTGTCAATCACTACAACACGCTTCTGGTTGACAATGGCTACCCTGCTACGACAGGAATAGTTATTGCATACGATGAGAAGACAGGGTATTTTGAAACTATGCGTACACGCTACGTCTTAGATAGCATTACACATTAAGGGAAGCTATGGAAACTCAGTCTAGTTTGGTCGGTGAATTTGCCTTGAAAATTATTGATTTGTCAGGCGATGAGTATGACATTAGTGACACTCTGAATGGTATTGCCGTGGCAGCAGGGTCAATTCTATTTGCTACTTCTTTCACTGATGATAAGGAGATAGATGAAGAACAGCTTAAAATTAATGTTGAGAAATTCTTGTACAGACTTCAGAGTTCTATTAACTCATCAAAAAATCAGCTCAAGAATGGTGACTTGGCAGATAAACTTTTGTAGGTTGTTCCTACAATCTAGTGTACAATCTGCTATTCTTATTAATGAGAATGTTTAGGAGCTAAAATGGACGGCACAATGTGTACTGGCGAGGGTTGCCTTCGTAAAGAATTCTGCTACCGTCATACGGCGAGAGCAAACGAATACCGGCAGTCTTACTTTTGTAAAGTTCCGGTTGAAGAAGATGGTAGCTGCACCCACTATTCCTGTAATGGGAAAGCAGCGAGTGATGTTGGTAAAACAACTGCACAAATAATTGTCAAGTAACACTAAAGGAAACACACAAATGGCAAAAGCAAAAAACAGCATGGGTATCGTCGAAGGCACTTTTGTTTACGCAAAGGTAGGACAACCGGATGCTAAGTATCAGTCTGAGGAGAAAGAGTGGTCGATTGAAGTTATTGTTGACGAAGATGCTGCAGAAGCCTGGGATGACCAATTTCAAAAGCAGAAGGCCAAGAAGATTAAGTCTGCAGAGTTTGAGTCTAAGTATCGTATTCCTTGCCCAATCGCAGGAGCTAAGTATGTCTACGGCATCAAGCTGAAACGTGCAGCTACAAATGACGGTGTGGCCGTGGACGATTACTTCCGGCCTAAAGTTTATTTGGACGATAGCGAAGGAAATCGTACAGAGATTGGTCAGAGTCGAAAGATTGCTAATGGGTCTGTTGGCAAGGTTTCTTACTACATCTCCAGCAATGACTACGGCACATTTGCACGGCTGCAGAATGTGCTTATGAATGAGGATGGTTTTGTTGAGTACGAATCCACCGCTGGTAGCTCAGGAGATGAGTTTGGTAGCAAGCCTGTAAAAACTGAGGCAGCGCGTAGTGAGGTTATGAACGCACGACCTAGTAAGGCAGAAGAAGACTTTGTAGAAAAGCCGCCAGTAGTTAAGAAGCCCGCTGCCAAGAAGCCTACTATTCCTGTAGATGACTCTGAAGACTCTCCGTTTTGATGAGTTAATCACTGTAAATTAAATGTAGCCCTGTCATCCAAATGGGTGCCAGGGTTTTTCTACGAAAGGATTTATATTGAGTAATCTAATTCTAGATGCTGATTTTATAGCTTTTGCAGCAGCGTCTGCGTTTCAGACAACTTACATTTTGGCAAAGCACCCGGCTATTTTAGGTGCAATAAAGTTATCTAATAAAACGGCTCTTTGGGGTTCTCATGCACACAAGGATGGGGGATTTATCGCAGAGCATAATGCCTTACATTTTACCGATTTGAAGCCGTCAGATTTTACTTACACTGATCATCAAGAGCCTATGTCGGTAGAACTAGCTAAACGCTCTGTAGACCTCCGCATCCAGGCGCTACTAAGCATTACAGAAGCAGATAAGTACAGCGGATTTGTGGGGCGAGGGCAGGTTTTCAGAGTTGAGTTGTCCACATTGTTAAGGTACAAGGGTACGAGGGTTGACAAGCCCAGGCCAATCCACTTAACAGCTTTGAAGCAGCATCTTGTAGATAAGCACAATTGCACATGGGTTGAAAAGATTGAGTCAGATGATGCTGTGTCAATTGCTGGACTAGCTGCGTACCAGAGATGGAAAGATTCTGGAAAGGATTGCGACAAAGGCATTATGGTTTTTGAGGATAAAGATTTGACGCAAGTGGAGGGTTGGCAATACCATGTAGGCCAGACAGAAGCGCCAGAACTGCGAGTAGGGCTTGGCAAGATTTGGCGAGATGACAAAGGGAAGGTTAAAGGCTGGGGAAGGTTGCACTTATATTGGCAGCTAATGCGAACAGAGAAGTCAGATAACTTTTCAGCTTCGTGTTTTTCAGATGTTAAATTTGGAGATGTCAGTGCCTACAATCTGCTTTCAGAGTGCAAGAGCGACAAGCAGGCACTTACAGCATTGCTTGCAGGGTTTAATCTCCTATATCCAGAGCCTAAAAAGGTTGTAGGCTGGCGCGGTAGAGATGCCGAGGGTAATCTGCTGGGTAACAGTAAAGATCATGAGATTGAGATTGATGCGATTTACGTAATGAACGAATGCTTTAATCTTGCCAAGATGCTACGTACTTACGGAGAAAGCCCAACAGATGTTCGACAACTATTAAATAAGTTAGGAATAACACAATGACCCTACCAGACAAATTCAAATTTACATCACATGACTGTGACACATTCATCTACACAGCAACCCTTGCTCGACAGGGGGTTTATGTAGTTTCTTGGACAGAGGATTTTAAACGCCGGACTTTTGCTTATTCTGTGGATGATCTCAAAAACTACATTCAGGATAACTCTTGGGAAATCATCGTAGAGCCTGTAAATGTTAAGGGCAGCATTAAAGACGTTTCAGATGACTTGTGTATTCTTATTAGTGAGAAAGAAGATGCCAGCGAGTTGAGCAGCAAAGAAGTCCAGGCACTGCATCTCACACGGCGATTGATTACACGGCTGCTCGATGACCGTCAGTAAAACTCGTTGTAGTAACACCATGACGGAGTCTCAATATCTAGCATGGATACGGAGCGCACTGCGAAGTAAGTCTCTGACATGGCCCCCAAGGGCAGAAGCCCTGAAGCTTGCAAGGCGACCCTACAAAGGCCCAAACAAGCTACAGAAATGGGAATACGTCTGCTCGATGTGCGGTAAGTGGGGACTTGGGAAAACGATGGTAGTCGATCACTACCCTGTGGCTGCTGGCAGTATTCTCCGCTGGGAAGACATTGGAGCATTTGCCAACAACCTCTACTGTGAGACTGACAATCTAAGGGTGCTGGACAAGGTGTGCCACGATGCCCATACGTTAGCTGAAAAAATGGGTGTGACGATTGAAGAAGCTAAACTTGCAAAGAAAGTAATTGAGTTTTGTAAGCAAAGCCCTTCAGTGGTGACAAAATACCTGCTAAAATTAGGGCACTCTGAATCAGAGGTGAGCAACGCCAGCAAACGTAGAATTTTAGTAGAGAAGAACTTTAAGGAGAGTCAATGACTTTTGGTACTACAATTATCCCAGCTTTACCAGGGACGTACACCCTTGATAGGGACTACATCGGCAGAAGCCCTGTTGTGGCGTGGGCCGTTAAATATAGTGAGGGCTATGACTGCGACAATTTCTTTACAACAACTCACCCGGTGACACTTGGGTACGGGAATAACTACCCTGACTGTGAGTCCCCCAATAGTGCTACTGTACTCCACCCATGCGGCGCAGTAGAAGAGTTAGCAACAGGGTTCTCATGGGATACCTACGAAGCCTTCGTGAAACACAAAAAGGAAAAGAATGACACCAACTGAACAAGAGATGATTAGCCTGCTCGTACAGCGGTACGAGGTTATGCAGCAAAAGTACAAGCTACGCAAGAAGATTGCAGTTATTAAACGATGGGTTACTGCGAAAGTTGCTGCGGGCGACCTTGAAGGCGTAGACGACAATTGGTACACTGAGGCGAGTTACATGGATGGTGGTGATCGGACTAAGATCATACATGTCTATACAACACAAGAGCTGGAAGGCTTGTACAGCGAATATCACGGCTGCAGAGGTGAGATTACAAACATCTTGTCGGCTATTCGCTACCACTGTAAGAAATACATTAAACACGTTGAGTTTGAGAAGTTTCTCATTACTGAGAATAACTAAAAGGAGTTACACAATGGATGTTAAAAGCGATTGGAAGTCCCAGGCAGTGAAGCTTGACAGTGTTGGTATTATGAGTTGGCGGCAAATTAGCAAGGTTTTGGGTGTGCCTAAGAGCAGCTTGTCGGATTACTTGCGGGGGTGTGTAAAAAGTGACACAGGGGTGAGTGTTGTTAAGTCTGAAAAACCTGCAAACGAAGGTCGCACCCATCTTTATATTCCAGACTCCCAGGTACGTGAAGGTGTACCCCTGGAGTTTCTAACCCACATTGGCAAGTACATTGTGAAAAAGCAGCCTAGCGTAATTGTTCATGCGGGAGACTTCGCAGACATGGAATCCTGTAGCACATACGATAAGGGTAAGCGATCTGCAGAAGGTAAGCGTATTCAAGCTGACATCAATGTCTCAATCAAAGCTATGGGTATGTTGCTTGCCCCACTCCGGGAATATCAGGCATTACAGCGTAGTTTAGGCGAGAAAGTTTATGAGCCGCGCATGGTTATGACACTAGGAAATCATGAGGCTAGGTTGACACGCCATGTTAATGCTCATCCAGAGCTTCACGGGTTTCTTGGGATTAAGGACTTGAGATACGAAGAGTTTGGCTGGGAGGTGATTCCGTTCTTGACGCCTGTTGTCATTGATGACATTTCATACTGCCACTATTTTCCTAATGTAATGACTGGGAAGCCTTTGAGCGGCAGTGTTGCTAACATGTTGAAAACGATTGGGACAAGTTTTACGCAAGGCCACCGGCAGACTCTAGACGTTGCTACACGATTTTTGCCGACGACTGGGCAGCAGCAGTGGGGCATCGTAGCTGGTGCTTGCTTAGATCAAAAACATAAGGTACTAAAGGCTGACTTGACATATGTGACATTAGGTGACATTGTTGTCGGAGATACTTTGCTCTCATTTGAGGAAGAAGTCACTGATAAAAGATCTCGCCGATATAAGACAGGGACTGTTGAAAAAGTACGTAAAGTCGTTAAAGAAACATTTAATGTGACACTCGCAAGCGGAAAAGTTTTTACAGTCACTGAAGACCACAAATGGTTTGTTAAAACTGGCTCAGTGTACAGGTGGGCTAGAACAGACGAACTTCGCAAAGGTACGTGTATTCCTAAATTGGTTGATGAGTGGAAGAATGACGACACATTTCTTGGAGGTTGGTTAGCTGGGATGTACGATGGAGAGGGTCATCTATCACAGCGTGTTGGCACTGATGGCAGAAATAGCTTTCAGCTTGGTATTAGCCAAAATAAAGGAAAAACATGTGACAAATTTATTGCAGCAATAAAAGAAAAATTTGGTATGGATATCTTGTCAAGTACGATGCGTGTTAATGAAACCACAGGGAAAGAGTGTATGGGTATGAAAATCGCTGGAGGTGTTCCGAAGTGCATTAAGGTGCTAGGTAGTTTGCGTCCTAACAGATTGCTGGAAAAGTTCACGCCTGATAGCATGGGAAGGATTTGCTGTGAAGACAGCCGAAACGATAAAGTCGTAAGCATCATCGCAGCAGGCCAGAACACGGTGGTCGAAATTCAAGTGGACTGTGGCACTATGGTTGTCGAGGGCTACGGACACCATAACTGCTACGAGCATGACGAAGAATATAAGGGTGTGCAAGGGAATCACCATTGGCGGGGAATTATTTTAAAGCACAACGTGAAACAGGGTAGCTATGACCCGTTGTTCATTAGTCTTGATTGGCTGAAAAATGAATATGCTGATCCGATGTAAACATATGCTATAATTTCCGACAACCAGCAGCCTTCGTGCTGCCCTACAAACAGAAAGGAATCAATGCAAACAATGCAGATGCAAGTGGCAGTTGGAAATATGCCAATTAATCTTGTCTTTCTCAGTAATGAGACTTTAGCTTTTGTTCGCGTCAACCAATTTAAGGCGCTATTTGATATGTCTTCAATTGCTGGTGGCACCGACGCTGAGTTTTATGAGGGGTTGTTCGTCATTGACGGCGTAGATTATGAGTACAACACAGCCTACTCATACAAAGCAATCCCAGGTATGCTGTCTTGGTTGAAGCAGCAGAAGCTTCAAAACTAACTATTAGGCTAAGGAGAATAATGTCCAAGACAATTTCATTTAGGGACTTGCAGGTATGTAGTTTCTTTAAAGACATGAACGAGATTGAGATGCTTAGTCTGAGCAACGACAGGCTAATGGAATTTGCTTTACGGCAAGTTGGCTTTGATACAGAATATCCTGTGTCTTACGAGCCTTCCAAACATCGTTGTATGCGAGGCAAAGCAGCACTAGGGTTTAGGGCTGTTGGTGAGATTAACCTCAACCGAGCCTATATAGATTCACCACTATGTACTCTTACAGAGCGTCTAATTGCAGCGGCCTATACAGACCCTTCACTAACCAGGGAACTGAGCAATCTTTTGGGTATGCGAGTTAACTTTCGTACACTACTGGAGAATGGCAATGACAGTGGTAGCCAAGATTTGCCAGAGGATATGCTGGAACCAGATAGGGTTTTTGTAGGTCAGCAGATTGAGGATTTGGAGAAGCTTCGTGATTCGATTAGGGGGTGCATGTTCAATGATCGCGGTGAAGCAAAGACATTTTTTGAGTATAAAAATAGTTAAAGACAAAAAGGGTATAATAAACTATGAATGTTTTAAGCTTATTTGACGGAATATCCTGCGGAAGGATTGCCCTAGAACGTGCTGGTATTAAGGTAGATAACTACTACGCCAGTGAGATTGACAAATATGCCATTCAAATTTCCAAAGATAACTGGAAATACGTCAGGCAAGTTGGTGATGTAACCAAAATTTCTTATAAAAACGGTATATTGTCCACAGAAAAAGGGGATATCTACGTTGGGAAGATAGATTTGGTTATAGCAGGAAGTCCTTGTCAGGGCTTCTCATTTGCAGGGAAGCAACTCGCGTTTGATGATGAGCGCAGTAAACTGTACTTTGAGTTTGAGCGGTTGTTAGATGAGGTAAAGCCCAAGTATTTCCTGCTTGAAAACGTCCGTATGAAGCAAGAGTACAAGGACGTGATAACTAGGCGACTTTGTGTGCAGCCGATAGTTATTAACTCAAATCTTGTTTCTGCTCAAAACCGTCAAAGACTATACTGGACGAATATTGCCGGGGTTACTCAGCCAGCAGACCTGTGGTTGCAACTTCCGGGTGTCTTGCAGGAGAATGTGGACAGTAAATATCATATTAAGTCTAGTAGGCTGAATTGGACCAACATTCTTGGTGAATTTAAGGGTAGGGGTGGCTGCTGGCCAGCGGCGCAGCGTGGTCGGTACAATAATCAAGGTGGCACTGACCAGTTCATTGAAGTTAGGAGTGACAATAAGGCAAACTGCCTTACTACCGCTACTAAGGACAGTCTGGTGCTGCTCACTGATGGGACTGTTAGAAAATTGACGCCAATTGAGTGTGAGCGGCTTCAAACCGTGCCCGACAATTACACAGCCTGCGCCACAGACTCGCAGAGGTATAAGATGCTTGGAAATGGCTGGACAGTGGATGTTATTGCACATATCTTTAAAAACATTAATTACGAAACTTTTGCTGAGACAACTAATCGGCAGCTTGAGTTAATTTAAAAAGAAAGAATAAATGATTACAAAAATTAAAAAGCGCGACGGCACTCTCGTAGACTTTGACGCTGAGAAACTTAACAAGTGGGCCGACTGGTCTGCAGGCATTGGAGTTGAGTGGGGCACTGTAGCCCTTGGAGCGTGTCGTAAGTGCTTTGATGGCTGCACTACAGACGACTTGCACAGCGCACTGATTGCTGAGTGTGTAGACCGGGAAACAACAGCACATCTTCGCATGGCTGGGCGGCTGTTCATTGGGATGGTTTACAAGAAGGCTTTCAGCAACTGGCGTGAATTGCCATCTGTCCGAACAATGTATAATCAAATGGTGAGAACAGGTATGTGGGAGGAAATGGGTTACACAGATGCTGAGTTGGACGCCTGTGAAGAATTTATTTGCCACGAACTTGACATGAATGCTACGCTCACTGAGAGCAAGCAGATCATGGATAAATACGCTATTACAGACCGTGTCGATAAGCGTATGTATGAGTCTCCCCAGTTTGTGTATATGCGTATGGCTCTAGGCAACATGAAAGATATGCCAAAAGACCGACGCATGAAGGATGTTGAAAGCTTGTACTATGGCTACAGCCGCAAGCTGATTAACCCACCTACGCCGTTCAGTATTAACCTGGGAACACCTAAGCGGCAGTATGCATCGTGCTGTGTAGTGACTACTAAAGATACAGCCGCAAGCCTTGCAGCAGCAGATCACATTGCTTATATGATGACTTGCGCTAGTGCAGGCATTGGTATGCATCTGAAGACGCGCAGCAAGGGGGACAAGGTCAGGGGTGGCGCTATTCAGCACCAGGGAAAATTGCCTTACTATAAGGTGCAAGAGAAGGTTGTGGCGGCAAATTTACAAAGTTCTCGCGGTGGTGCAAATACAATGCACTTTAATGTGCTTGACCCAGAGCTTATGGATTTGCTGAAGCTGAAGAATGTTCAGACGGTGACAGACAAGAAGATTAAAGATATTGACTATTCTTGGGGTAGCAACGAATTGTTTGCTAAAAAAGTAGCCAAGAATGAGCAGTGGATGCTGGTGAGCTACGCAGATGCACCAGGGCTTTACGAGGCAATGTACAAGGGTGATCAGACAGAATTTAACCAGTTGTATGCTTACGTCGAGGGTGAGAAAAGTATTCCCCGCCAGTATGTGTCTGCAAGGGAAATTGCAATTGAGGCACTTAAGGAGGGCTACGAAACTGGCCGCATGTACTTGCACTTTACGGATGAAATGAATCGTCATACACCGTTCAAAGACAAGATTTATTCATCAAATTTGTGTGTGGCACCTGAGACAACTATCTTTACCGATAAGGGTCACAAGGTAATTTGCGATTTTGAAGATAAAGCAGTGAATGTCTGGAACGGTTTTGAGTTCTCTTCAGTAACTGTCCGCAAGACTTCTGAGTGGTCTGAGTTAATTACTGTGTCATTGTCTGATGGACGTTCTATTGAATGCACGGGCGATCATAAATTTTATGCAGCAAAGGGTTATACTGGTGGTCGTGTTGAGGTTGCAGCGAATAATCTTCTGTGCGGGGATAAACTAATTAAGCTAGTCACGCCAGTTGTGCAAGGCAGTAAGGACTTAGACAAAGCTTACAGCAATGGCTTCTTTAGCGGTGATGGTTGCGAAGTCAACGGACACTCCCGTGTATATTTGTATAAAGATAAGCAGAAGCTTAGGCATTTGTTTACCGATACGTATACCGAGACTGTGCAAGATGGTCGAACATACTTCTACGTTAAAGGGCTTGAGGCAAAGTTTTTCGTGCCGGATTCAGTTTTTACAGTTGAAGCAAGGATTAATTGGCTGGCTGGCTTACTTGATTCTGATGGTTGTGTAACTAATAATAAAGGCGCACAGAGCTTGCAAGTAGTATCGTCAGAGGTTGGCTTTCTGGAAAACGTGCAGGAAATGCTACAGACTATTGGTGTACAAAGTAAAGTAGTATTCGCAGCAACTGAGGGCATGAAGATTATGCCAGCTAATGACGGCACAGGGGGCAAACGAGAGTACTACTGCAGGTCTGCAAAGCGACTACTGATTACAGCTAGCGGTATTGTTAAACTTCGTGGTCTTGGTTTAGTAACACACCGATTAGTTTTTGAAGATGGAGTTCCTGATCGTGAGTGTTCTGCTTATGTTAAAGTTGTGTCAGTTACGCGAAACGGTAGGTTTAGCCCTACTTATTGCTTTACTGAACCAAAGCGTAATATGGGAGTGTTCAATGGAATTTTGACAGGTCAATGTCAAGAAATTGCATTGCCAACAGGCGGTTATGATTCAGTAGCAGATTTATACAAGGAGTAAGGATGAACGAAAAAGAAATTGGCCTTTGCTCACTCGCAGCCATCGCAGCAAACTTACCAGATGACCAATATGAACAGGTGGCGTACTACACGCTGCTGTCCATCGACAATGTAATTGACATAATGGACTACCCATTTCCGCACTTGAAGACAACTGCCCAGGCGCGTCGAAGTGCAGGAGTAGGCATCACCAATCTGGCTTTTGAAATGGCTACCCGTGGCTTGAAGTACACTTCCTTGGAAGGCAAGAAGCATATCCACCGGCTTGCTGAACGTCACAGCTACTGGCTGCACAAAGCATCCTTGCGGCTCGCTAAGGAGCGTGGCAATGCAGCATGGATCGGCAAGACCAAGTATGTGGACGGCTGGTTGCCTATTGACACAGCTAACAAAGAGGTGGATAATGTCGTTTCTCAGCCGCTGATGTATGACTGGGAAGCCCTTAGAGCAGAGATCAAGGAGCAGGGTGGTATTCGCAATAGTGTGCTTGAGGCGGTGATGCCTTGTGAAAGCAGTAGTATTTCTTCTTACCATACCAACTCTGTTTACCCTATTCGTGATTTGAAAGTGATTAAGACAAGTGGCAACAACAAGAACCTGTTCTTAGCTCCTGAGATGGAGACATTGAAAGATGCCTATCAGTTGGCCTGGGACATTCCTACGAAAGATATGATCGAGGTTTATGCCATCATTCAGAAGTTTACTGGGCAGGCAATTAGTGCAGACTTGTATGTAAAGTACGACAGCAATAATCGTCAGGTAGGGACTAAGCAGATGTTGCAAGACTTCTTACTAATGAGAAAGCTGGGAATGAAGAGTCGGTACTACATCAACAGTCGTACTCGCGCTGAACTTGAAGTGCAGTATGAGGAAGCAGCACCGGATTGCGATAGCTGTAGTTTGTAATAACGGAGGGGCGAAAGCCCTTTCAATTTAAAGAAATAAAATGGAACTTTTTAACGTGAAAAATACAGCATGGAAAGATGGCCGCTACCAACTGTTCATGGGTCAGCAACTAGCCTTGCATGACACAGTGAATATGAACTACCCGTCAATTGACAAGATCACCCGCAAGCAGATCAGTAATAGATGGATGTTTGATGAATTTAATCACGACCAGAGCCGGATGGATTTGCTGTCGTGTCCTAAGAGTGTCTATCAAGTAATGCTTATGAATCTGGCTTTTCAGTGGGAGGCAGATAGCTTGGCATCCCGTGCTATTGCTCCAGCGTTTGCCCCATTCGTGACTAACTCTGAACTGTGGGAGGCTTTGCTGGAGAACACAAATCTTGAAATTGTCCACGCCAAAACCTATTCTGACATTGTGCGTCAGTGCGTATCAGACCCCTCAGAAGTGTTTAAGATGGTGATGGAGAACGACCAAACCATCATGCGCTGTGACACACTTAACAAGGCTTTCAGTAGCCTGATTAAGACAGGCGCAATGTACACGCTCAAGCAAGTTGGCAATAATCAGCAAACCTACAATGCCGTATTCAAGGGAATGTTTGCGTTGTACATCTTGGAGCGTTTGCAGTTTATGAGTAGCTTTGCAGCTACGTTTGCAATCGTGGAGCAGGGATATTTTCAGAGTATTGGCAAAGCCGTTCAGAAAATTATGGTCGATGAAGTTGACTGCCATGCAGCACTTGACCTTGAAGTTTTGCGTATTGAGCTTGGTACAGAGCGTGGCAAGGTGGCTATGTTGGAATGCAAGGAAGACATGCAGGCAATGCTGGATGAAGTTACACAGCGCGAAATTGGCTGGGGTGACTACTTGTTCTCTGAAGGCAGGGCAATTGTTGGACTGAATCCAGTGCTGTTGACAGAATGGGTGCTATTTAATTCTCAAGTTGTTTACAAAGAGTTTGGATTAGATAATAAGTACGATACAATTACGATCAACCCAATCCCTTGGATGGATAATTGGATTGACATCGACAAGACACAAAATGCGATGCAGGAAAGCACGGCCAACAATTACCTTTTGAACACCATTAAAGATGACCTTGGGGAGGAAGAACTTGACTTTTAGTCTCATTATTGAGAAAGGATAAATTACATTGATTTTAGTTTACTCAAAAGCAGTGTGCCCGCAATGCACTATTGCTAAAAACAAGTTGAAGCTGGCAGGGATTGCATACACAGAAGTATTCGTAGACCGCGACCCAGTGGCACGGCAAACAATGGTTGATGCAGGACACAGGTCTGTACCAATTTTTTACAACAACGGCGTAGCAGTTAGTCTAGAAAACTTGCTCAACAAAAAGGAATAACATGAAATACATTGTCTGGGTAATTTTTCTCTTGCTAATTGCTTACGGATACCTTGCAAACATCGTGCAGCTTGTCACTCAGAACGAAGCTGTAGGCTTGTCCATCGCCCGCGCTGTAGGTATCCTTGCACCGCCGCTTGGAATTATCCTGGGGTTTTTCTGATGTCTAAATTTAAAGTGGGCGACAAGATTGTCTTTGGCCTTGGAAAAAGAAACAGCACCCTTGAGGATGTGACGATTGGAAAAATCTACACAGTGTTTCTGGAGGATGGTGTAGTGGTATTCTGTGACGATGTCGGAGACTACAACTATGCACTTGGAAAATTAGGTATTGGTAAAGCTACTAAAATTATTGAATAACGTAAAGGAACTAAAATGAACACTACTATCGAAACCACAAACGGCCCTATTGAAATCAATGCTGAGTTGCTCACTGGATATATTAGCGAGGCAGCAAATCATTATGCGGCTATTGATGCTGCCAAGGCAGACTTGAAATTGATTGGCGAGGCACTCTCTGAGAAAACAGGTTTGAAGTCTTCGCTTATTATGAAATACGCGAAGTCTCGTTATGACGACAGTACAGAAGCTGCGAAGGAACTTGGTGAGTTGTTTGAGCAATTGGATGTAGCCACAGGAGCGTAATCTCAGTAATGAGACGGACATGAAAAAAGCAGGGCACCCCGTGAAGGATGTCCTGCTATAAACTCACCTACCACAGTGAAAAACTCTTATTCTACAATTGACTCTGCTTTAGAGAGCAACTCTGTTTTCTTAGCAGAGCCAGCACTGCTCCCAAAATAGAATCCTAGTACACCTGAGAACCCTGCACCGAGCGTACCGAGCATCACGTTCAGTATGTCTCTGGATGACGCAGGAACTTCAAAGAACAGCATGGCAATTAGAATCGAGAAGAATCCCGCAGAAACACCATAAGCAAGATTCCTTGGAGTCTTGTCCAGAACAGTCATCTCTCGCTTCCTGGCACTATCCCTATCCCCTACAGCAATAGACTCCATGTCCTTAGCATTGGCAAACCCCATCTCACGCATTTTGAATGCAAAAGCATTCTCAGCATTCTTAATAGCCAGAACCTGCTCTGGCGTAACACCGCTGAGAGCTTGCTTAATCGCCCCTTCAGTTTTCTCCGACAAGCCCAAGGCATCTGCCACTGTAGAC